TGCGATTAACTGATATCAATAGAATTGAATTAGATACTGCTGGATTGTCTACCGATTTTACTATTACATCATCATCACCCGCAACAAGTGGCACATACTATAAAATTGCGGGTGCTTACAAATCGGGTAATAATGTTTTGTATGTTAACGGCGTTCAAATAGGTACAAGCGCAACAACATATACAACGCTAACTTTGACGGATTTTAATTTTAATGTTTGGAATGTATTTAACGAACAAAAAACAGTTGGGCAAGCCATCCTTTTCAAAACCCGTTTAACAAACGCCGAACTTGCATCCTTAACAACTCTATAAAATGAAATCCTTTAATAAATACGAGTTCACCCCAAGCGAATGGGCAACACTCCAAAAAGACATACAACAAACCACAACCACCCCAAGCGGTGAAGTTACAACTTGGAAAGATTGCGCAGTTGTTGAAATTGGGTTTATTTGTTTAGAGTGGGGGCAAGTTGATGACAAACCCGTTTGCACAAAGCAAAGCGACAAATGGGCGGTGGATATTCTGTTCTATTCAGAACCCCCCGCAAGTTTTGCCCCGTTTGAGGTGTTCCCAAATCCGTGCGGGGTGCATACTTTTTCGGGGGATGACTCGCTTTACCTTAAAACTTTCTGCGATAAATATCCTGATTCACCATATTGTATCGTTCCTGATCCCGTAATATAATGGCTACACCGAAACCCAATGCCTTGCCAGTGTCGTTTGAACAATTTCGCAAAAACCCAATTGCTGCCGTTGCTTTTTGTATGCTGTTGGCTGTTTCTTATCTTTACTTTGACCTTCGTTCGGGCTATAAAGAACAAATTGAAAAGGCAAACCAAAAGATAGAAGTTTTGGATGCCAAGATTGACAAACTCACATACGCCCTTAAAAAGTCGGATTCATGTTTGGCGGCAACCATGACCGAAATCCGCATCATGCAAACAATGAAGAAACTATGAAAAATCTTTTAATCGTATTTAGTGCATTGTTTATCACTGGTTATATATTCACAACTGCGACCGCAAAACAAAGCCCACAGATTGACGAAATAGACGCTTTGCTTAGCAAGGTATCAAAAAACCTACAAAGTGCGGGAGAAGTCACCAAAATGGCTCAAACGATGAACGCAAAGATGGTTGAGGCAAAGGTGGAAGAAAAAAAGGCATTGGAAAAAGAAGTAGCAAAGGCAGAATCAAAGATTGAAGCAATGGCAACCACGATGATGTTCATGGGCGTTGATACTTCTTTGGTAGGTATGGACACCGCATCCATTGCAAACATGATGCGATTAAACGGAATCAAATAATGGCAACCAAGGTTAAAAGTAATGTATCGACATTCCGTGTGAAACCCAAAAGAAAGTTGGGCAGACACACCAAGCACATCAATAAACACAAATCAAAAAAGATTTCAAGGGGTCAAGGATAATGGACAGATTCAAAGCAAATGTAACGGGCATTGTAGCCATTCTAATTTTGGCATTGAGTTATGCCATCTTATTTTCAATTATCTTTTGGGATTTCCCAACGGATCAAAAGGACATTTATTTTACCATTGCGGGTGGGGTTACATCCATCGTTACTATGGTAGTATCATTCTATTTTGGAGCATCAAAGAAACAAGATGAAAATTAAACAAGTACCATTTAGGGCATACAATCGCGAAGCGGTTAAAAAGACCCAGGTGTATTTACACCACACCGCGGGAAACGGAAGCGGTGAACAAACCTTTGCCTATTGGGAAAAGGTTGCCAACAAGGTTGCCACTTGCGTTGCCATCTCAACAGACGGCACAATCGTTCAAGGGTTTAGTAGTGAGTATTGGGCGTACCATTTAGGGTTAGGCACAAAGCATTTCATGGGTCATGGTTGCCCGTACCTACCTTTGGATAGAACATCCATTGGTATTGAGGTTTGCAACTGGGGTCCTATCACCAAAAAAGGCACAAAGTATTACAACTATGTGGGTGGGGAAATACCCGCAGATCAAGTTACTGAACTTGCAACTGCGTACAAAGGGTATAAGTTATGGCATAAGTA